GTATTATTAAAGAGTCAACAAACCAAGCAATTTTATGAGAAAGATCGAATCCCAAATGTGCTCTGCAGTTCGTTTCAAGCACGACTTCGCAAAGGATAACACCAGCGTGACCATCGTGGAAGAAAATGAAAGACCAGTCGCTGAGGTTCGTCTTCACAATAATCTCATCGCTCGCATAGGTGATGGGTTTATGCAACTCTCATCTGCTGGTTGGGAGACAGTCACCACTAAGTCAAGACTCAACGCTTTACTTCGTGATGGGGTGTTCAACGGCACAGGTTGCAGCATCTTTCAGAAGGATTTCTACTGGTACTTCGATTCACCAGAGACAGGCACAGTTGACTTCGTGGATGGCATGATCATCCCAGTCTAACAGATGGAATTACTGATTTTACAAAGGACTGGCGACAGTCCTTTTTTTATTTGCTAAATTGTTAATTTGGCAGTGTAATTGATGATGTTAAATGTTAATAATTGCGCCCGTATATAAAAACGATAGAGACCCTAACCTACAAAACTTTGAAAACGAGATGTATATAAAAAACGCCCCCTTTGAAAAATCCCCCAAAGAAAAATTTTCGTGGTATAATAAGTAGTATAGGGTCGCATAAAAAATGGAAGATAAATACAACATTTATGTCGTAGGAAACCTAACGCATTCCCTTGTAAACGAGCAAGAGATGTTAGATATCCTTTTAGACTATGCTGATAGATATCACGAAGATACCTCTCAGCCCAGAGATATTCAAGTTGAACTAGTAAAAGAAAATGGCGAAAAAAGATTCCTCACGAGATCCAATGAAGTATCGTAAGATGGGTGAGGATCAGGATACTGATTTATCTCACATATTAGACGAGATCTTTGTAAGACTTGATATGATAGAACATAACCTGAAAAGGAACAATATAAAAATGAAAAGTGTTTACGATAACCTCCGAGAAGATAAACCTCTCATAGACTAATGGCATATACTACTCTCAATAAGACAGAACTCACTAAAATAAAGATAATGGAACAGTTCTCAGAAACTGTTACCGTTTCTCTGGACAGTAATACTACAAATTCTTCTACAGATTATATCGTAGATTGGAGAGTACAGACTACAGATAGTCTCGATGGGGTCGTTGGCACTCCAAGTGCTAATTTTTGGGTAACAAGAGTTCCAGGCACTGGTTATCCCACTGATTGTGGTGGATGGACTAAGATAGGTTTGAAGTATTTGAAGTTAGAACAAAGGACTTATCAGCAACCCACAATTGCACGACCTGATATCTTATCGTCTAGGTTAGTACCTGGAGTAACTTATCCTGAAGTCACAGGGGGGTCGGGGCAAACCTCTCTCTCTGGAACCTTTTCAGGGGAGTATACTCGGATAGTCTTTCCTTGTGATAGAATAACTTACTTAGATAATAATACAACGGAACCTATAGTACTCACACCTGCTCCTAATATTAGTAGTGTTGCTCAACCTCAGAAGCAAAATTTTATGGATCAAGTTCCTGAAAAGTATGATCATATCGTTGAATTCCGTCCAGACCCTACAGAATGGGTTGATTTGACTTATAGTCTAAAGATCAACCTTATGATAGGTGGAAACCCAGAAACAGAGTTTCAAACACTAACTCATCGATTATTACCTAATACTGATGGATCTTCTGAGATTCTTAGACATTTGGTTCTTAGAGGGCGTACACAAGAGGAAATGGACGCTAAATATGAAGAGGAACAGTATACTCCTTGGTCAGGACCATCATGAGCACACCAGCAGCGACTAGGATAGGAGATGCAGACGTAGGACATTGTTCTGGAATGACCAGAGCAAAAGGTTCTCCTACCGTATTTGTCAATAATATACCTTGGAGTAGACAAGGAGATGTAAATACTACTCATTTATTCCCTGCTCCACCTATATGTTTACCCCATGCAGCACCTATTACTACAGGGTCAACAACAGTATTTTTAGATACTGGTATGACTCATGGTGCTTTAAAAATGGGTGGAAGTAAGGATGGTGGTAAAGGAAAAGGTGCTGGTAGAGTAGGAGATGCTATTACTGGGTGTACTTCTGTTGCAGCAGGGTCTCCAAACGTGTTTTGTGGTGGAGAACCACCTACAATCAAGCCAGCAACTGAATTTGGACTAGAATTTGACGAAAAAACAGTATAATGCCGATAAAAACCAGCTATAAATTCGATGTAAAGGACAAATTTACTCCTGTTGGGTTCGGTGATGACGAAGTTACCCATATAGCAAGTTCTTGGCAAGTCTCAGATCATCAAGATTTTGGTATTTTACCCTTTGAAGAGGTAATAAATCCTGATTTCAAGACAAAAATCGATTTTTTTGCTGAAGATTACCTTCAAGGCTTCAAAGATTACTGGATTAGGTGTAAATTTCACTCTTCTAAGGCAAAAGAGGGTGAAGTACCCCTTTATGTGACTGCAAAATTTGTAAAAGGGAGCACCGAGGTGACTCTCTTGGGTAGACAAAGTGAAGAAAACAGACAAATATTAGAAGTTGAGGATTTAGAGTACTCAATTAAACCTGGAATGCGTGTTGACTTGGTTTCTACATCATCAGGTCGTACAGGTGGTATTGTTGTTCCAGAAGGTACTCTTATTCGATCAATTGACTTATCTACCAAAAAATTTGAATTAACTCATCCTTCTCTTCATAGTGGTGTAGTAAATGTCAATTTAACTAGGTGTGTTGAGTCAGATTGGAGTGTAGAATGGAGATTTAGGTCAGATAGAGGGTCTTGGGCTACTATTAACATAGGAACTCAACCAACTAGTCAAACAAATACTGCTGGAGCATGTATTACATTCACTGCTGGCAACGTTACCATCACGGATGGTACGGAAATGGAGTATATTTGGCAAGAAGAGCTTCCAATGGTCGATGGAGAGACCTTTTTTGACATTCAAAACGGTGGAACAGAGCCAATTATTACAGGTGCTGATACAAATTCCGTAACAATCTGTAATTTACGCTATCCAGAGGATAATGGACGCTGTTTTAGACTAAAAGTCGTTGCTGAGACTGCTGCAGATGTATATTCTGATACAGTTTGTATTACAGTACTCCCTGTAAACATTATTATTACGTCACAACCTGTAGATCATACAGTAGTACAAGAACCTGTTGTAACAAATGAAACAGTTCCTTGTATTGGAGTAATTGACGAAACTTCTCCAAGTCAGTCTACACTTGATAATGATTGGGCAAATTTCAGAACTGCTTGGCCCAATAGACCATTTTGGTTGATGTCTGTTGCTAGAGGAGGTGGTAATTATTGGAGTGGAGTGAAACAACCTAACAATATGGGGTCATATCCCAATCCTTTGACTAATAATAATGTTCCTAGGTGGGGTGGAGACTGGTTTACACTTGCTGGACTCTCTCAATACCCTCAAGGATCGACTGTAGCACTTTTTGTTGATAATTCTGGTTCAATGACCGTTGGTACGGTATCATCAGCGATATCTATGTTTGAACAGAAGTGTTCAGCAGCAGGAATTACGATAATTCGAAGATATAACCCTGCTGAACGTTATGTTTTACCATTTATTGCAGATTTGATTGGATCTGGAACAACAACGACCTCTACTTTGGTAACTACAGGTGGAGAATTTAGTTGTACAGCAGAAACAACTGATTCTAGTGACATGGATTTCCAGTGGCAACTCAAACAATCTGGTGAAAGTACTTTTTATCCTGTTCAAGGTGCATTTGGTATATTACAATCAGGAGGAACAACAACTTACGAAACTCCTCCTGCAATCTATCCTACTGATAATGGGGACTTATATAGGTGTAAATTGACTGCTCTAGGAGCATTAGATAAGTATTCTAATGAAGCAGAACTGTTTATAACCAATCAAACTGGGTATTCTACCAGATTTAAGTATAGATTATTAGTGAATAACCAACAAAATAGACCAAGTGGATGTAGTTTCTCTTGGATTGAGGTAGATTTGTCAAATGGTCCTTTAGACCTCGTAAATACTGGAGTATATGAAGTAATCCCTGAAAATGGTAGTACTCCTATAGATTGTCAACTTTGGGGAGCAGGAGGAGGATCTGGTGGCACATTCCAAGGAGCAGATGGTGGATATAGTACTGTACAGATGACTCTGAGAAATACTGTACGTTATTTCTTTGTTGTAGGGGATGGTGGTAATGCATCTAGCAATTTAGGTACTGGTGATCCGCAGACTGGTGGTGCTGCAGGAGGTACTTTTGGAGGTGCTGGAGGTGGACTTACTGGAATCTATGAAGACCATGAGAATTCAAATGTAATTAGTGGTAATGAAGTTATTGTAGGTGGTTTACCAAGAGTGATTGCTGGAGGTGGTGGAGGTGCTTCTGTACGGTCTCTAGGGGGTGCAGGAGGCGGTATAAGCGGTAATAATGGAGCAGATAGTGGATTGGATGGTGGAGGTGCTGTATGGGCAGGAATTGGACAAGCAGCTGCTACACCTGGATTTGGAGGTGCTGAAGGGGATGGTGCTCCAGGTGGTGTTGCTGCAGGTGGTCAGGGTGATGCAGGAGCTGCTGGTGGTGGTGGAGGATACCGTGGAGGCGGTGGAGGAGGATTTGTAGGTGTAGATGCTTCTACAGGAGCTGGATCAGGAGGAGGTGGATGTGGATACTTTAATAATTCAGAGATATCTGCAGCATTTACTGGTCCTAGAGATGGAACTGTTCCAAATTTCAATGCTTCTTATGGTGCTGGTGGTCAAGGAAGTGATCAGAGTGGTGATCATGATGGTCAACAAGGAAGAATGCGTATAACATTTGCTGGTACTTCTTCTCCATAGACAAATACTCAGCAAACTGGTATAATATCCATATATTCGATCCATTACAATGGCTGTCAAAACTAAATCTGGAGCATGGGGTTCAAGTGATTACGTAGAGGCAATACCAAAGAAAACAAGACAAGGAAGGGGTAAGCACACTAAATATGCTGCAACTTCAAGGAATAAAGCGAAAAAAAGAAGTAGAGGACAAGGTAAAAGATAAGTATAAATATTACACCACATTTGCTATAGAAATCAATGGGAATGACCACATCTGCGTTGAACGGTGGTGATAATATAGTCACACCATTAGAGAGTGATGAGTATGATCCTATAACAGGACAGGGAACAGAAGTAAATCCATCAGATTATTGTCCAGAAGATTATTATGTATCTCCTTTGGAACAGGATATTCAGATGGTAATTCAGTTGTTGCAAGAGATTTCAGCTAAGTTAGATAGAGACTAAAAAACACGGGAAAGAAGCGGTCTAAATAATATATAATCCGACTTGTAACGCCCTATATGGCGAAAGTAGACCTTCTTTCACGATCATTCAAAGATATATCCTTTAGTTTTGATTCACACCCCAAAACTAAGGATATTCTTGTGAAAAGAAATGAAGCAGCAATAAAGTCTGCTTTGAAACATTTGATATTTACCAATGTGGGTGAAAGACCTTTTCAACCCGAACTTGGAACATCTCTCTCTAGACTTCTATTTGATAATTGCGATTACGGAACTGCGTCCCAAATCTCTGATGAAATTACTAGAGTTATTAAAAAATATGAGGAAAGAGTTGTATTGAGTCTAGTAGACGTAAATCCTCTTCCAGAAAATAATGCCTTTGATGTTTCTATTGAATTTGAAATTGTCGGAATTCCACATACGCAGACAATCGAATTCTATTTGGAAAGCACTAGGTAATAATGGCAAACACGAAACTTACTAGTTTAGACTTTGAAAATATCAAAGCAGAACTAAAAGATTACCTGAAGAATAATACTGATTTCACTGACTATGACTTTGAAGGGTCTGCGTTAGCGAATATCGTTGATTTACTTGCATATAACACGCATTATCAATCTTTCGTCTCGAATATGATTGCGAATGAATCTTTTCTGGATTCTTCGATCTTACGAGACAATGTAGTTCTTCATGCTAAAAGTTTAGGTTATTTACCAAGATCTGCCAAATCTTCTAGTTCTTTATTCAATTTTAACGTATTCTCAACATTTTCTGGATTGACAGGTAGTGCTCCTGGATCAATTACCATAAAAGCAGGTAGTGTTTTCAATGCGATAAAGGATAAAGTAACGTATTCATTATCAACTCCATCAGATATTGTTACTCCATTAGTATATGTCAACCCACAAGCTCCTGGTCAAGGTGCTACAGGTACATATAATAATGTTAGATTATATGAAGGTACATATCTTTCTACTTCATGGATTGTTGATCAAAATAATTTAGACCAAAGATTTATAATTCCTAATACTGGATTGGATCTTGATACACTTATTATCAAGGTTCAACCTGATTCTGGTTCAACAACATCAGATCTTTATACAAGAGGAGTGAATATTACTCAAGTTACCTCTACAAGTAAAGTATATTTTGTTCAGGAAATTGAAGATGAGAAATATGAACTTGTATTTGGTGATGGTGTAGTAGGTGCTAAACTACCAAATAATTCAAAAATAACAGCAACTTATATCATTTCTAGCGGAGCAGATGCTAATGGTATACAAGGAGTTTCTAATTTCGTATTTGCTGGAAATATAACCAATAATCTATCTGTCACACCAGGAAGTCAAACTGTTACTATATCTAATTCACCTGTAACTGAAGGTGGTGCAAAACCAGAGACTATTGATTCAATCAAATTCCAAGCACCAAGATTTTATTCTGCTCAAAATAGAGCAGTAACTGCTGATGACTATGAAACTATCGTTCGTTTGGTTTATCCGAATGTTGACGATATTTTTGCGTATGGAGGAGAGGAAGCAAGTCCTCCTGAATATGGAAAGGTAAAAATTGTTATAAAACCGAAATCAGGTCGTACATTATCAGTAAGTACGAAGGAATTTATCAAGGGAAAACTTAGATCATATAAAGTTGCTTCTTTGACTACTGATATAGTTGATCCACATGTACTTTATCCAACAATCAACTCTGTAATATACTTCAATTCAGAAACTACTACAAAGTCAGCATCTGAAATAAAGACTTTAGTGGAGAGTTCAATAGATCTCTATGAAGAGTCTACTGCATTGAGTAGATTTGGAGGAAAACTAAAGTATAGTAAACTAATTGCAGTTATTGACGATGCAGATCCTTCTATTAGTAGAAACTCTACAACAATTTTAATGAGAAGGGATATTCAAGCAATTTTGAATACAAAAGCTTCTTATGAACTCTGTTATGTGAACTCATTTGCAGTTGATACAGATGCTCCAGTATTGACCTCATCTGGATTCAAATTAGAGGGTTATACACAGACTTTTTACCTAGAAGATGACTATGATGGAACTTACCTAGATACTGCTAGGACTACTAAAAATGTAAAGGCGTATTACTTGAATAACTCAATTAAAACGTATCTTGGAGATCCTATAGGGTCTATCAACTATAGTAAAGGTGAAATTTTACTTGGTATGTCCACATCTATTATTATTACCGAAACAGTTGAAACTGGTTCAGTAATAAAAGTCACAGTTAGACCAGAACAAAATGATATTTTCGCAAAACGAGAGGTCTACTTGTCTCTTACAAAAGGAAATATTCAGGTATTAGCGGAGTCATAAGGAATGATAAAAGTATCGCAGTTAGTAGATAGTCAATTATCTGACTTTTTTAGACAGGAATATCCTACTTTTGTAAAGTTTTTCGAGGAATACTATAAAGCAACTGAGATTGATGGTGCTTCGACTGGTCTTCTACGAAAAATTCAGAAATATCAAAATGCTGATTTTTATAAGGATGGTATTATCCTTGAGACTACATTAGCTGTTGATATTGATGAAACTCAAGAATACATAGAATTATCACAAAAAACTGATAATAAAGGAAGAGCAATATGGGAAAGGTTTCCTGAAGAAGGTCTTTTATTGCTAGATGACGGTACAAATAGAGAAATTGTACAATATAAAAATATTTCTTTCGGTACTTTATCTTCTATACGTAGAGGTTCTTCAGGTACAACTAAATTAGGTGATTTACTAAACGATAGTACCTTCCTGAATACTACTGGGACTGCTTTTAGTGCAAGTAACACAACTGTTACTAATATTAGCCATCTTTTCCTTGCAACTTTATTCAAAAATCTAAAATCTCAGTATTTCTCTGGAATTCCTATTGAAAGACTGAATCAGGATATTTCAGTACCTACAATCCTAAAGTATATCAAGGATTTCTATGCATCTAAAGGTACAAGTCCTGCAATTGAATTCTTATTCAGAAGTGCATTTAACGATGA